TCACAATCACATGAAGTCTGGCGGCCATAGTTCCGCATTGACCATGAAATATGACGGTTCTCCATCTTTGGTATTTGGACATCATCCAGAAACTGGTAAGTTTTTTGTGGCATCTAAGTCTGCATTTAATGTCAATCCAAAGATAAACTATACTCATGCAGATATTAAAAAGAATCATGGACACGCTCCAGGTCTTATGGACAAGTTACATGACTCATTGAATCACTTGAAGAAAGTTGCGCCTAAAACAGGCGTATATCAAGGGGATTTAATGTTCTCTGGTGACGATAAGAAAGAGACTAAAAAGGGAGTATCGTTTACTCCTAATACCATTACATATTCTGGCAAAGGCGAACAAGGAGATAAGATTCGTCAGTCTAAACTTGGTATTATTGTACATCAACAATATCATGGAAAAGACATTTCTTCCATGAAAGCGGATCCACATCCAGACTTGCATAACTTTGGTAATCATCCTGATGTTTGGATGAAATCTGCTAACCATGATACAAAACAAGTTCATTATTCTGAAGATGACCAGAATGAATTTCAAAAACACATGGATGCAGCAAAGAAAATCCATGATGATAACAAAAAGACAATGTATAAGGCCGTTGAACCACATTCTGGTGAAGGCAATCATTTAGAAACATACATCAATCATACAGTAAGAACAGACGAACATCCAACTCCAGAAGGTTTGCAAAAGCATATTGAGGACAAGTATAAGAAGGCATCATCGAAACTGAAGACTCCTGCTGGTCAAACTAAGAAGGCCGCAGAAGCAAAATCTCATGTAAGTCATATTGAAAAGAACAAAGAGCATTATGGCAAATTGTTAGATATGCACCATCACTTGCAACAGGCCAAGAATGTATTGGTCCGCAATTTAGAACAACATGAGGGTGGTTTGGAACATCACATAGATAATAAGAGAACAGGTCCAGAGGGATTTGTTATTAATCATGGTGGTGAACCAACTAAACTTGTTAACCGTAAAGAATTCGCAAGAGCTAACTTATTAAAAGTCCGTAAATGAAATCATTCCTACAACTAGTCGAAGAAAAGGATAAGACCAGTAAGCCTGTTGTCATGGCTTTTGGTCGTATGAATCCGCCTACGACTGGTCACTTAAAACTAATCGATAAAGTCAAATCTACCGCTGAGAAAGTTGGTGCAAAACACACAGTTGTCGTATCTCATTCACAAGATTCTAAAAAGAATCCATTAACAGCGGCACAAAAATTAAAACATTTAAGGCGTTATGCGCCTGGAGTTCATTTTGAGGCTGCTTCAAAAGACCATCCAACAATTATGCATCATGCATCTCGTTTAAGTGCAGCTGGTTATGACCATCTAGTTTTGGTTGCAGGTTCTGACCGTGTTAAAGAAATGCATGACTTATTACACAAATACAATGGTGTGCCTGATAAATCAGGTAAAGTGCCATATAATTTTAAAAAGATTTCAGTAGTATCTGCTGGTCACCGTGATCCTGATGCTGAAGGTGCAGAAGGTATGTCTGGTACCAAGATGAGAGAACACGCAAAGAACAATGATTTTAGTTCTTTCCGTCAAGGTGTTCCATCTCATGTATCTGATGCTCATGCTAGAGACTTAATGAAAGATACTCGTAAAGGTATGGGTCTACATGAACAAGTTGACCGTGGTATGTTCAAGGCTATCTTTATTACTGGTGGTCCAGGATCAGGTAAAGATATTGTAATCCGTGAATCTATTGCAGAAGGTCGTGCTGTAGAGTTAAATCTAATACAAGCGTTTGATTATCTTGCTGACAAACAAGCATTATCCGAGAAATCACAAGATTTCCGCCGTGAAGCAATCCGTAATCGTGGTCCATTAATTATCAACGGTCCAGCGGAAGATAAAGACCGTATCTCTTATATCAATGAAGAATTACAAGACTTAGGTTATCAAACATTGATGATTTTCGTTGAGACTTCTAATGAAGAAAGTCGTAATCGTAATGAATCACTAAAACGCATGATGGTAGAATCCATCCGTGAAGAAAAGTGGCAAAAATCAATAATCAATAAAGAATACTATGGCGAAATCTTTGAGATGTTCGTCAATTTTGAAAACAATGGTTCAATCAATACAAAAGAATTTGATATTGATTTTATGTACAATTTAACCAATAAATTCTTAGACTTACAGGTTGTAAATGAAACTGCAATTTCATGGCTAGAAAATCACGGTAGGTTAAATATAAATGATAAGTTTAATCGTCTTTTAAAGGAAGAAAATAATGTTGAAAAGATTAGTAGAATTTTTGAAGTTAAAGCCAAAACAAGTTCAGGAAAGTTCAGCGCAAGCAGAAACAAAGCAGACGGACCAGGTGACATCACTCCAGACAACAGAAGCAGTTCAAGAGGAGTTGACGACATCAAGTTCAACGCCGGCAAAAAAACGTCCACGTACACCTTCGGCTCCGGTGCAGGTGTCTACGCAGAAGCCAAAGGCCCAACGCTCTCAATCAGTCCGCCAGCCAAAGAACCAAACTTCCAAAAAGACAACAACAAAGAAAAAGTAAAGAAACGTGGCGATAAGTCACAGAAGTTACAAGGACTAGGTAAACCTCCAGGTGTAGGTCCAGAATACGATACAAGAGCAGGTGGTCAAGGTGCCGCAGCAGGTGCCGGACTTGGCAACCAAACATATAGCGAAAGTCAAGATTATAGTAACGCATCACCAAGTAGTACAGCGATGCCAGGTAGTTCAGCATTACAACCTAATCCGTTGACTAATGCATATGATGGCAAAAAGAAAGATTTTAAGAAATTTAAAGATACCATTAAAGAGTTTAATGGTTTTCAAAATGATGTAGAATCTGGAGTTGGTGGTGTTCTTGGCGGGTCGGGTAACAAAGAAGGTATGGATACATACAAAGATACGAATCGTAATATACAAAACGATTATGGTTTAAAAATTAAAAAGAAGAAAAAACAGGAGAAATGAAAATGTTTTCAAAAGGAATTTCTGCTTCTCTACTTGAAGCAACTAAGAAGGTTATGAAAGATGAAGAATCTGGCCTACGCATGGCAGCTCATGCTGCACATCGTCAAGGTAAAAAGATGTTTCACTTTCAAGGTAAAACATATCCAATCACAGTAAAAGAAGATAACGTAGAGATTGGTGAACCTCTTGAAGAAGCAGAATCACCATATAAAGAAAAAACTCCTACTGGTATGAGAGTTTACGGTTCAAGCTATGGCAACTCTGCAAAGGCAAAACGTGACCAAAGTAGACACGCTGTTGATGATGTAAGTGGACCTTCAAAGAAAGATATGGAGAAGGCACATACAGAAAAGAATCCTGAACATTACAAAGATAAAGATAAAGACCATGCTGCTAAACAGTACAAAAGAGATTCTGTACAAAAATATTTCTCAAAAGTTGGTGAAGAAGTAGAATATGACGGTGAACAATTAGACGAATTGTCAAAAGACTCTTTAAATGCTTACCTGCACAAAGGTGTATCTAAGCTTAAACAAAATGCACATAAAATGAGTCAATCAGAAAAACAAAAGAAAGCAGCTCATCTACAAAAAGCTCATAGCAAATTAAAAGCAAAAGGTGGAAAATTTGAAGAATATGAATTAGATGAAGCGGGTGATTGTGTAACTCCACCACAAGCAAAAGACATTGCTAAGAAAGAAGTTGGCAAACACGAAAAAGGTATGCACAAAAAAGGTTTCAAAGACAAATTAATTGAGCGTGAAATGACTGCCGCTCAATCTAAGAAGAAAGAAAAGATTGTAATGTCCATGAAGGACAAGACTGAGTATTTCAAAAAGAAGTATGGTAAAAACTGGAAAAGTGTAATGTATGCTACTGCTACAAAGAACGCAATGAAAGAAGAAGTAGAGTTAGATGAAGCAGAAATGACTACTGATATGTTGCGTGGTCGTGTAGAAGGTGGAAAAGATACACATGGTATGACTGGTGATTTTAAATCTTTTAAAGTAAAATTAAAAGGCGAACTTGAAAAGCGTCCTGATGAATCTGATGTAACTAAGCCTAATACTGATAATCAAGGTGAAACAGCAGAGCGTCAAAAGATTACTACAAATCCAGGTCCAGTAGAAATCAAGATGGATGACAAGTATGGCCATCCAAATAATCACGACCATGGCCAGTATTATGACCCACAGCGTCATTCAAAATATGATATGACTAATACAAACTTAAAGAATGAAGAAGTAGAATTAGCTGAAAAGAATGATTCACACACTCATGCTGCTCACTATGAAAATGAAAAAGGTGAGTGGACAGGTATGAACTTGTTTACTGCTAAAGACGATGATGATGCAATCAAACAAGCACAATCAAAATGCAAAGAAGGTTGCCGTTTATCTAAAGTAGAACGCCACACAACAGTTAAAGAAGAATTTGCGGAATTAGATGAACTTTCTTTACAAACTATGAAGTCAGCAAGAGAAAAATTAAAATCTAAAGCCTTTGATGCTCACTATGACGATAACAAATATGCCGCTCAACATTATGCAGCCAGAGCTGTACAAATGGGTACAAAAATTAAACGTAAAGAGCGTTCCGCATTGCCTCCAGTTAAAGAAGAATTTGCGGAATACACAACTGAAGAAATTCAAGAGTATTTGCAATCAAAAGATTTTGAGCAATTAGATGAGATTGATAGAAATGCTCT